AAAGTTTAGCCCAATCATCTTTATCAACTTTCCAAGTTATTATTTTATCTTTGTTTAAAGTACATTTACTCATTCTGATAGTAAACAATATATTTATTGCGAAAAAATTTTAATTTATTAATAAAAGTTATTTATATCATGACGGACAAAGAAATAGACGCAAATGTACTCGTAGCAGCCAGAGACGAGTACACACACCAATTGTCTTATTATTTAAGCCCTTTAGTAGACGAAGGTTTTGTTTCTATTTATAAAGATGCACAAGAACAAACTAGGTCAAAAGACCCCAAAAAAGCTTCCGTTTTAAGAAATTTTCAAATTTTTTGCAAAGCTATTCCTACATGGAACGATACACTATTAAACAATGAATCAGAAAGAATAAAAAAAGCTTGTCCGTTTCTAATGGACCTTTTAACAGCTGTTTTCGTTAGTAATGTCAAAATTTTAGCTGCAATAAAACTTAAAGGAAATAGTAAGAATATTAAAATTAAAATACCCACGACAAATATTTTTATCCATAAAATCTATACGTCATGTGCCAAATTCTTTTACTATGAGCCTCAATATTATCACGTTCATAGATCATTTCATAAAAATGAAAACAACAGAAAAAATAGATTGGCTAAGATAAATGAAAAAATAAGCTCAACTATTTCTGACATGTTACCAGTACAAGAAGTTCTTGAAGAATATTTAACCGGAGGATTTGATTCTAGTAGTGAAGAGGAAGAGGAAGAGGATGAAGAAGAGGATGAAGAAGAGGAAGAAGATGATGATGAAGAAAGTGAAGAAGAAGAAGATGATGACGAAGAAGAAGAAAATGAAGAAGAAGAAGTTACTAACAATGACACTACAAACAATGATGACGAACAAATAGAAAAAGTATTGAACGATATCGAAAAGACAGAAGGTGTAGAAGGAGAAGAAGAAGGAGAAGAAGATGAAGAAGAAGAAGAAGACGTTGATGAAAAACAAATTCCATTAGATGATTTAGCAGAAAAAGACATTACTAGGTTGTCTAGCGTTACTGATCAACCTATACAACCTCCTCCTCAACAGGAACCTACAGTTGAAAATACACAGGATGAACAAGAAAGTAATCCTTTTCAAAACAACTTTAACATTAAAAAAGAGAGTACGTCATCAGGTGTTCCACAAAACACACAAAAATTTTCTTTTTTATAATTTCGTTTTTTTGAATAAAAATAAAGTGTACGTCATACGTAATGTTAGATTACAAAGAATCTCCTTATATTATTGCTTTTATCCTATTCTTAGTTATTTCCTTTGGTAGTAAAACTTATCAAGAAAAATATAATGACAAAAAAAGTTTCACCAGAACTGATATGGTCGTTACAGTTGTACTACCTGGTTTAGTAGCAGGTTTCGTTGGTTATTATTTTACTAACGAATACAAAAATTCCCAAAAAGGTAGATTCGACCTATTACAAGAACCTTTTGATAGCCCACTTGCGGAATAAGGTAAAAAAAAAGTTATTGGATACAATTAATGTCTATGAACCTTAAATTAAAAAAATTCAAACCTTCGTGGTTGAATGATAAAAGAAAATCTAAAGGGGGACCTCCTACATGCGTTATTATAGGGAAACGTGGGACAGGAAAAACTTGTTTAATTGCAGATATACTGTATCACTGTAGAGATACTCCTATGGGAGTTGTTATGTCGGGTACAGAAGAATCATGTGAATTTTATGGTAAATATGTACCTGACATCTTTATCTATGATGATTATAATGCTGACGTCATCCATAATTTAATTCAAGGACAAAGAAAAGCTATTAAAGATAAAGAAAGAAAAGGAGATAAATCTTGTTTCATTCTTTTAGATGATTGTATGTATGATAAAAAAAATATGAGAAGTAAAGATATTCGTGGTATATTCATGAATGGAAGGCATTGGAGAATATTATTTTTATTAACTATGCAATATTGTATGGACCTTCCTCCAGATTTAAGAGCAAATTGTGATTATGTTTTTGTTTTAAGGGAACCTGTTATTCAGAACAGAGAAAAGTTGTATAAAAGTTTTTTCGGAATTTTCCCTACATTTGATAGCTTTCAAACGGCTATGACAGCATGTACTGAAAATTACGAATGTCTTGTTCTTGACAACTCTAGTAAAAGTAATAAAATAGAGGATGTAGTTTATTGGTATAAAGCCAAATTTCCTATTAAAAAATTTAAAGTAGGAGGTAAAAAGTTATGGAAATGGAGTAAAAAAAATTACAACAAAAGACATGAATCAGAAGAAAAAAATGAAAAGTTTGGAATCAAGAAAAAGAACACTATCACTATTAAAAAGGTAAAATAAATTATTCTTTAGGATTACCTTTTTCCATATCACCCATCAATTCTGATGGAGATGCAGTTACATCTTTTACCGAAAAGGCAGGTAGTTTCTCTACTGGCTCCATAGAAGGTTTAACTTCATCTTTTACTGCTTTTGCTTTTTCAGTTTTGTTTACATCTGGGTTACTCATCAATTTTAGTTTTCTCATATCGAAAACTTCTTTTGCTCTGTGGCGACTTTGTTTGTATCCAGTAATGATTTCATTAAGTTTCTTTTCTTGGTAAACTTGGTCTGTAATCAAATCTGGGTTAGGAGGAATCAAACACCAATTATACATTTCACATACATAAATATCAAATGGTTTGTTTTCTTCTTGTTTTGAAAGTAACTCTGCATGACGAGCTGCATCTTCTTTATTAGGAAAAGCACCATAAATTTTCATTCCTAGGGAATCACTTTCTTTGTTTGAAAAGTGTGCTTTTTGACGACAGTCTTTACCTACGAAACTGATAACCACATGTGTTTGGTTAGGAACTTGTGTTTCAGTTGTTGCAAGATTGATCTCGGCTCTGTGATCCATCTCTTCTATAAGTTTCCTGTCGGCTTTTTTATAAGCCTCTTTTAATTCCTCTTCGGAAAGATTGTCTAAAGGGTCGAAATGTTGTTGTTTATCACTCATTATAAATAAATTGTATTCTTTTTTTTATATTTATTTATATTAAATGATACTCAGGTATTTATCTACGGGGGTTTATTGGATTACATTTTTGTACTTTATAAATTATACTATTGATATTATATTGAAAGTCGAAAAAGAGTGTAATAAAAAACAAATGGACAATTTAATGAAAATGAAATGCTTCTTAACTAATGTTAAATTATTAGTGGGAGTATTGTGTTGTTTTATAACTTATTATTTAGCTTATTATAGTCCTCAGTTTACTAAAGGGAGTTTAGCAGATACAGTTATAGGGGGAATTGAAAAAAGAATTGAACAAGCAGTTGGAATTCCTACTTAAATAGATGGATAGTAGGTCCATCCTAAATCTATACATATATTTTTCCAAACTTTATCTTGTAAAAATAATTTTTCTCTTGATTTCAGCAAAGGAAACCATTTTAAAAACTCCAAGACACTTGGATCTTTTTCTCCTATCAGTTGACACATTTTATGAAGAACAAAACTATAGGACAGGAAGTTAGTTCTCCCTGGAAGTTTATGTTTTTCAAAAGGTCTTTGGATTTTATTGAACATAATTTTAAGTTTTTCTTCCAGTTCTTTTGTCATTTTAGGAGCTTTTTTACCACATATAGTTGTAATAATATTAGTAATATTATCATAATACTTATTTAATCTTAATTTTTTGAGAAGTCTTTTAATTAGTGAGTTAGTAATTTGGGAAGTATCTGTAACTCTTGCTTTCTTAAGTTCTAATAATAGCTGGTCAATAACTTCTCGAGGTACAATAGTACTTTCTTTTGCTTGTAAACGAGCTAACCAATCTCCAAAATGGTTAATTCTTTTATACGCAAATTGATTTACGGGACCTACTTCATCCGACCAGGTATTGAGTTGTGTGTCATCTTGATACCTCTTAGAAAATCCACAATCTTCACATATAGCAGAACCTTTAGTATTGTTTACGAACATTTTTCCTTCACATTCATTACATGTTAATAGAGCATCTATGTTAGTTGGTTTATAATCTACATAAACACTTCCTGATATACTACATTGAAATCTTTCAAGTATTTCATTTTTATCTATTATACCTTCGCTAGTGACGTAATTGTTCATTCCTTTTTTTACTTTTTTAACTTTCTTGTTCTTATCTACGTTAACATATTTGTCTAAATAAGAAGCTAATTTCAGATGATATTCATTTAGTAGTTTACCTGATTTTATGTCTTCTATTTCTTGTTCTAAACTTTTTATTTCACGTTCAGGTGTTTTTTGATTCTTTTTCAACTTTTTCAACTTTTTTTCCAAAGAAGGAAGTGTTTTATAGTATTCAAGTATTTCTTTTTCTTTTTTCTCATGTACGCTAAAGAAATTTGTTCTTTTGTCGCTTCTTGATTCTTTGAGTAATATTTTGTGTGTATTCATAAAATATTATGATTTTATAAGTTTAAATACTTTTATTTTATTTTATATGTATTAAGTAATGAGTACAAATTATAGTCACTTTTCTAATTCAGATATGTCTTATCAAGATTTCGAAAA